CTCGAGCTCACTCTTAGATACATTAAGGTTGCCACTATGGAACTGGCGGTGCATCTGCTCCATGCACACCTCATGACATATCCGAGTCAAACGAATATCAACATTGTCGGTAGCAGCGCTGTAGTCCCCGGAAACCCAACCGGGCTGGTCTTCACCAGAGCGCTGACCTGCAAACCTTGTCTTCTTCGGACTCTGACGATCGAGGAAATCGATATCGGAACGCTCAAGACTGGAACCGCAAAGGTTAAATTGCGGAATCTTCCTAAGGTATGCATGTATACTCTTTTGGTATGACTTACTGAGCCAGTATGCTAAAGCCGGTCCTTTCGTAACCGGACGAACCTTAAAAGGTTCGCACACTGCTGCGACTTGCGCACGTAAAGTCTCCGGGAGACGTCGTCCACGACAACCGGATTGAGGAATACCATCAAAGCTACTATCGACACCGTACGTCGTACCACTGCCTGCATATTGGAACGCAAGCGACTTGGTATCAGAGGGCATAGGGAATCCACGAACTTCCTTAACCCCGACGAACGGGTGGTAGCCCATCGACACAAGTTCACCTGTAAACTCGGTACCTGTCGAAGAGCCACCAATAAGAGGATAAGGCTGACTAGCCCAGATTGTCTCAAGGTGAACATCCTGAGTCCAACAATCCACTACCTTATCAACAGTGAGCGGTTGCCCATCATTGTCTAGTAGTATCCTATTACCGTACTTATTCAAAACAACCTTCTTAACAGTGCGAAACTTGACGTTACCGTCCCCGTCCTCGTACTCTTCAGAAGTCTCAACACGCGGGATCTCTCGATAACCGCGTTCACCATCAAAGGTGAGACCACACTCAGCACGGGGCTGCATGTGGATTTGAGGCTTGAGCATCCCACACGGAATGTCATCATTGTGCTCAAGGTATGTTCTTTCTCCCAATTTATTCTCCTCAGACTCAAACGCCCAAGTGTGCCCAGTAGGGGTGCACTTGTAGCCGTGGAATGTTGAATCCATCGCATCGGCGTGAGAGTGAGCTTCGGATGGACAGTACCATGTAATCCGAGAGCTCGAAGAGTTTATCCACTTAAGACCAGCAATGCCTTCGGGTTCTTTGCAGTTCTGGTCAGTGTAAAAGGGAGGGAGAGTCCTGAAGTGGAAGCCATCGCTGACTTTCACGATTAGAGCAACGGAAGGTCCGTTGTTAGTCATATGACAGGAACTCAGAGGACGAGGATCGCTATGGTGCACATACCCGCAAGGACCAGGTTTGGTCAAGCGAGGCGAAGCATCAGAAACGATACGTCCAGGTACCGGGAGGGCGACAGAGTTGTAATTGTCTGCGCCAAACCAGTATTTCCGAGTCCCGTCATTCTCAGGATCTCCAAAACCAAATGGGTATACACATAAACCGGGTAAAGTACTATGGCCAAAATGATATAGGTCACAGTGGACTGAGAACTTCTCG